CGCAAGTGCAGAGCCGAACAGCTTTACTTACTCAAACGCACTAAGCGAACGTCGTTCACTAATTGATTATTCGCTTCGTCCGCTTATGACAGCGATCGAACAGCGAATGTCTTTATCGGACTTTACTCCCTTGGGCCAAGATGTAAAGTTCGATTTAGACGACTTCTTGCGCGGTAATCCAATGGAGCGCGCGCAAGTTTACGAAATCCTAAATCGAATCGGCGCGATGTCGATCGAAGAAATCCGCGAAGAAGAGGATCTACTTCTATGAAAATCACTACACCAATGAACATAACAGCTGCGGATTCTAACTCGCGCACTATTAGCGGGCGCATCGTCGCATTCGAGGAAGAAGCTAACGCATCGACTGGTAAGGTCGTATTCGCGAAAGGATCAATCGCTCCAGCTTCTGTAAAGTTAAACTTGGAACACGATCGCACTCGTCCAATCGGTAGAACTATGGACATGACAGTAAACGAAGATTCGATCGATGCAGTATTTAAGATTACAAACACTACAGCGGGAACGGACGCGCTTGTCGAAGCGATGGAAGGTTTACGCGATGGATTCTCTATCGAACTAGCTGTAGATGATTACATCATGCAGAAGGACGGCACTATGCGCGTTCTAGCTGGAGAATTAACAGGCGTCGCACTCGTAACAGAGCCAGCGGTACGTTCTGCTCGCGTGAGTGAAGTAGCTGCAACAGAAGGCGAAGAAGTCGCCGAAGAGATCTCCGATTCCACAGTGGAAGAGGAAGTAACACCAACAACAGAAGGAGACGAAGTGGACAACACCGTCACAAACGCGGAAACCGTCGAGACGGTCGAAGCTGCTCAGTCAATCACAGCCGCAGCGAAGCCAATCGTAGGCGGATCATTTACCAAGCCACGCTTAGAGTTCACAGCTGCTAAGTATGTCGAGAATACAATTCGCGCAGCGATGGGCGACGATTCAGCTCGCCAGTACGTTCTCGCGGCAGATAACACGACAGATAACGCGGGCCTAGTACCTACTCGCCAGATGGCAGAAGTAGTTAACGGACTTTCTACACTTATCCGTCCATCGATCGATGCAATCTCTCGCGGAACACTTCCAGACGCGGGCATGAGTTTCGAGATTCCTAAGATTACAGCTGTTCCGACTGTCGCAGTAGCTAACGAAGACGCTGGCTTCTCAGATACAGATCAGAACTCAGCTTTTATCACTGTTCCAGTAAAGAAGTTCGCTGGACAGCAGACATTCTCTGTCGAATTGCTAGATCGTACTTCTCCAGCATTCTTCGATGAACTAATCCGCAACATGGCAGCAGCTAAGGCCAAGGCCGAGAACGCTTATGTAAGCGGTCTTATCTACTCAACAGCTACAGGCGACGCAACTACTACAGCGACTTATCCAACAGCTGCGGAGCTTCTCGGCTTTGTCGCTCGCGGTGCTGCTTCTGTTTACGGAGCTACAGCGGGACTACCTAACGGATTCGCTCGCAACATCATCATGGGAACTGGCCAATGGTCTAACGCGATGACACTAAACGACGCTGGCCGTCCAATCTATTCGACAGTAACTAATCCAATGAATCAAGCGGGATCAGCTACACCTACTTCGCTTCGTGGAACTGTTGCGGGCTTGGATTTATTCGTAGATCCATCACTAGCCGCGACAGACGTCGACGGTTCTATGCTCATCGTTAACCCAGACGCTTTCACATGGTACGAAGGACCTACTTTCCGCCTACGCGCGGACGTAATCGCTTCTGGCCAAATTACAGTCGGTTATTACGGTTATGGCGCACTAGCTACGAAGATCGCAGCTGGCGCATTCCACAATAACAAGGCGTAATCCGAATAAATCAGACATCGGCTAGTTCGCTCCCGAGCTAGTCGAGTAGTAGAAGGGAAGAGCTAATGCCAGCAATTATTACAGCTTCACAGCTGCGATCCGTCCTAGGCGTTAGCTCTTCTCTCTATTCGGACGAGTACCTAAACGACATCATCGACACAGCCGAGCAAGCTATTCTTCCGCTGCTCATTCAGAACTCGACAGCTGTAATCGAGTACGAATTAAAAAATAATGTAGCGATCTTCTACACTCGACGCGTCCACACTTTCGTCGTAGGACAGTCGATCGTCGTAACTGGTCTTCCAGCTCCATTTACAGCCACTCACACTCTTACAGTAGTTACAGACAGTTCGTTCTCCGCAGCTCTTACGAGCGCAGACGTAACTCGTCGCCAGATCATTCCGAACGGAATAGCAACTCTTAGCGGTTATTCAGCTGCGACTCTTTACGTCGGTAACTCGTCCATCGAGTCAGCCATCTACGCCGTATCTATCGAAGTCTTCCAATCTCGCACAGCTGCGGGCGGTCAGATCGAAGGTCTCGACTTCGCTTCGAGTCCCTATCGCATGGGACGCAGCTTGTTAAATCGCGTCGTAGGCCTCTTAGGCAATTACATCGACGTCGACACGATGGTCGGATAATGACAGCCAGCTCGATCTTAACTAGCGTCCGAACTCCACTAAAGACAGCGATCCAAGGAGTAGCGGCTAACACTTACGATTCCGTTCCAGAGTCGCCCATCGTTCCGTTCGCTGCAATCGTTCCGAACACACCTTATCTACAGCCGAGCTTCTTGGGTAAAGGTAATGTCAAGCTAAAGGTTAATTTAGTTATGACTGTCGGCGTAGCGATCTACGATAATCAGAGCGCGCTCGATAACATCGAGAAGCTCGTAATTAGCATTCTGGCGGCTATACCGTCAGGGTATGAAGTCGGAGACGTATCGAATCCGATTCCGTTAAACATAGGCGCGTCAGAGATTCTCGCTTGCGAGATTCAGCTGTCCACTTACTACACTCAAACAAACTAGGAGATAGACCATGGCCACGACCGTAATTACAGGGCGCGATCTTTCGGTTACGATCGCGACCAAAAACTATAACGAGCAAGCGACAAGCGCGACACTAAGCGCAGACGTCACCATCGACCGCTACGACACACTTTACGCTCCAGCGTATAAGTCAGTCGATAAGCAGTGGACTTTCGATGTCGAAATGCTTGCAGACTGGGGCGCAACAGATTCACTCTGTGAAGCTCTATGGTCTGCGGCAGAGACAGCTCCTAACACTGTTCTAGCTGTATCTATGACAGCTGTTACAGGCGCAGTCTTCGCGTTTAATGTTCTTCCAATCTTTCCAAGCGTGGGCGGAACATCTCCAAGCGCGCAGACTGTTAGCATGAGCTTTACAGTCGTAGGAACACCTACAGAGACATTCAGCTAAGAATAAGAATCGGGAGCAACTATGAAAACAGAGCTAGAAGTTACTTACATCTCGGGAGAGGTCGCGACATACGTCGCGGCTAATCCCGAGTGGGTAAAGTGGGAACGAAAGTTCCAGACAACAGTAAACGAAGCAGAATCTAAGCTAGGACTCGAAGGTCTTAACTTCTTGGCTTATCACGCCATGAAGCGAGAAGCTGGCGGGAATCCTGTCAAGCCTTACGAAGTCTGGGTCGAGACTGTGGAGTCAATTAACACGAAGCAGTCAGTCCCAAAAGCTGGAGCGTCGGAAGCTTAAATCGGATCTTAATCGAGGTCGCTATAGCGACTCGTATTCCGATGAGCGAGTGGAAGACGGAAGAAGATTTACTTACGGCGATAGAGATCTTGGAGAGGCAGAATGGCAGGTAAAAAGGGCGTCTACTCGATAGAGGTCGAGCCAGCCGCGCTTAAAAACTTAATCCAGACGCTTAATCTTCTAGATAAAGAAACACAGAACGAGATCCGCGACGCAGCTCTTCCATTATCGAAGCGTCTAGCGGGTCAACTTATGATGTTCTCCCAGAGCGCGCCAGCTCCACAGACGAAGCTCGTAGCTCAGACGATCGTCGCTAAACGAGATCGACTTATCCGCGTAGACATCGGCGGCTCTAAAAAGGTCGGTCGTAAATACGGCGGAGAAGCTTCTAAGAGCGGTAAAGGTAATAAAGTCCGACAGGGTGCAGCTCCAGCGGGCGCGTTACTATGGGGAACAGAATACGGCGGCGGTCGTGGTACGGACTCAATCGGTCGAGCTTATACGGATCGCTTTAAGGCTCCGCGTAATAAGCGCGGGTACTGGATCGCTCCAGCTGTTGACTATTACACGCCAATCGTCGCGAAAGAATACATCGATCTTATTCAGGGCGTAATTAAGAAAGCGGGTCTCGACTAATGGCTGGCATTCCAAAAGTAAAGATAACTTTCGACGCCGACTTCGACGAACTAAAGAAGGGCGTTAAAGGCGCGCAGAATGAAGTCGAGGGCTTCTCGTCTAAAATCGGTAAGTTCGGCAAGGTAGCCGCCGCAGCGTTCGCCGCTGCTACTGTTGCAGCTGCCGCCTATGCTGGAAAGCTTCTGGTCGATGGCGTTAAGTCAGCGATCGCAGACGAAGCAGCTCAGAAGAAGCTCGCGACATCTTTACAGAACGTCACTAAAGCCACAGATTCACAGATTAAAGCTGTAGAAGAACAGATCACTAAGACCTCACTTCTTACAGGACTAACAGACGACGAATTACGTCCGTCGCTAGATCGACTCGTTCGCGCTACGAAAGACGTCCAGAAAGCCCAAGAACTCCAAGCTGTAGCGATCGACGTCGCCGCGGGCAGCGGGAAAAGTTTAGAAGCTGTTACTAATGCGATGGCTCGCGCAGCCGAGGGCAACACGACCGCTCTCGGAAAGCTCGGAATCGGACTTACTTCGGCGCAGCTTAAAACTATGTCGATGGAAGAGATTACGGCTTCTCTGGCTAAGACTTTCGAGAATCAAGCTTCTAAGCAAGCCGACACTTTCCAAGGAAAGATGGCGCGTCTTACTGTTGCATTCGACGAGGCTAAGGAGACAGTCGGCTCTTATGTCCTAGACGCGATCACTCCGTTAATCTCCAGCTTCGTCGATAAGGGAATCCCAGCTATTCAGAAGTTCGCTTCTGGATTATCCGTAACGCTGGGGCCAGCGTTTACGGCTATCTTTAAGGTCATTCGCGACGACCTACTTCCGATCTTGACTTCATGGTGGAAGTTCTTAGCGTCGGACATAATCCCAGCAATTACTTCGATCGTGAAGCCTATTCTCGAAGGACTAGCTTCTGCGTTCGGAACTATTAGAAAAGCAGTATCGGCTAACTCCGAGGAGCTTGCTCCGTTCTTCTCACTTCTAAAAGGAATCTGGAACTTTATTAAAGACTATCTAGCTCCGATCCTTGGCGGCGCGTTTAAGTTAGCTCTACAGGGAATCGGAACTTTAGTAGGCGGACTCGTTACAGCATTCTCTAAGTTCGTAGGATTATTAACTTCGATCTATAACGGCGCTAAGCGAGTAGTCGATTTAATTAAGAATAATCCGATTACTAACTTCTTCGATGGCGGAGCTAAAGGCTTAAAGGCCAGCGTAAGCTTCGAGGAAGAGCCAAGCGGGGACACTGGATTCCCAGTCGATTCGAGCGGATTCCAGACTGGAACGCCTACATCGGTGTTCGCTCCGTCTGCGGATTCTCCTACCTTTACAGGCGCGCCGCTGTCTGCTTACTCTCCAGCTATGCAAGCGGCGATCTTACGTCGTGAAGAAGTAAAGGCGGAAACGGAAAGATTACGGAATGCTCGCGAAGCAGCTGCGGCAGCCCGAGAAGAAGCTACTGGCGGAAAGTCAACAGCCGAAAGAATTACGATAAACATGGGAATCGTCGGAGATCCAGAAGGTGCAGCTCGCGCGGTGGTCGACGTTCTGAATCGATCCGCAGCTCGCGGCGGCGGTGGTTATACGAGCTTGGTTAACGTGTAATGAGCCTCTGGACTCCCGAGTGGCAGGTAACGATCAACGGCGGCGGAAACTACACGAATCTAACGCTGGCTAATCTTACGATTACTTCTGGCCGAACAGACATCTATTCGCAGCCTAGAGCTGGTTACTGTTCTGTTCAGATTCTTAATCTGGACGAATCTCCTATCCAGATCGACGTTAACGATAACGTCTTAATCAAGGTTAAAGATTCGACAGGGGCTTACGTTAATCTCTTCGGCGGCGACGTTACAGACATCGAAGTCTCGGTCGTCAATAGCAGCGGATCACAGTCGAATCAGATTATCCGCGTAACAGCTCTCGGAGCTTTATCGAAGCTTCCAGTTAGCCTTACAGAAGGCGTCTTAGCTAAAGACTTCGACGGCGATCAGATTTACGCAGTGCTAGAAGATCTTCTACTTAATAACTGGAACGAAGTCGCTCCCGCTGTAACTTGGGCGGCTTATGATCCGACTACGACATGGGCAACAGCCGAGAACGTAGGACTGGGAGAGATCGATCGCCCTGGGGATTACGAACTCACAGATCGATCAGCTTCTACGACCGACATTTACACTTTAATAAATCTTCTTGCCACTTCCGGACTTGGCTACATCTACGAAGATTCTTCTGGTCGTATCGGGTACGCAGACAGCACTCATAGATCGCAATACTTGGCGGCTAATGGCTACACAGAGATTTCAGCCCAGCAAGCTTTAACATCGTCGATCTCTACTATTAAGCGAATCGCAGACGTTCGCAATAAGGTAACGATCCAGTATAAGAACGGACAGGAAGCTTCGGCCAGCGATACCCAGTCGATCGGAATCTATGGCCAGCAAGCCCAAGCGATCGCGACATCTTTAGAAAAGACTGTCGACGCGGAATACCAAGCAGACTTCTATCTAGGTCTTCGAGCATTCCCACAGGCACAATTTCAAGCTATTACTTTCACACTTGGAAACAGCAACATTGACGACGCAGATCGCGACGCGCTTCTGGGTGTCTTCATGGGTCTACCGCTGGACATAACTAATCTTCCGCCGAACATTCTTCTGGGACGCTTTCAGGGCTTCGTCGAAGGGTGGACATTCTCGGCGGGAGTTAATCGTCTCGACATCACTCTTAATCTCAGTCCGACGGCTTTCAGCTTACAGTCGATGAAGTGGGAGAACGTGAGTGTCGCCGAAACTTGGAATACTTTATCTCCTACACTTGACTGGAATAACGCGACAGTAGTCGCATAAAGGAGCAATAAATGGCCACGAGTCCTCTGTTCGGCTGGGAAGAACCCGACGACGTAGATTTAGTTAAAGACGGCGCAGCTGCTATTCGCACACTGGGCAACGCTATCGACACGTCGATGGGCGATCTTCTGGGCGGTACTTCTGGCCAAGTTCTATCGAAGAACTCGAACACGAACATGGATTTTACATGGGTAACTCCAGACGACGCTAACGCGATCCAGAACGCCATCGTCGACGCTAAGGGCGATCTCATCGCAGCAAGCGCAGCCGATACTCCAGCGCGTTTAGCTGTCGGCAACAACGGCGAAACACTCGTAGCAGATTCTTCCGCTTCTGTCGGACTTAGATACAGCGCAACACCAAGCGCATCTAATCCAGTCTTAAACTCAGCAATGCAAGTGTGGCAGCGTGGCACTTCATTTACTATTTCAGGATTAACTAATTACACAGCCGACAGATGGCAAGCCTATACTGGTGCGGCTGGTATGACAGTCACACGACAAACCACAAGTGACACAACTAATCTGCCTAACATCCAATACTGCCTAAGAGCAGCGAGAGACTCTGGTAATTCGGGAACTGCTGCTCGTTCAGTTTTCCAAAGTTTTGAGTCTGTTAATTCAATTCCTTTTGCTGGCAAAACAGTTACAGTTTCTTTTTATGCTCGCAAAGGTGCAAACTTTACACCAACGACTTTTCTATTTCAGTTAATTTCAGGAACAGGTACAGACCAAAACATTATTCTTGGCTATACAGGTCAGACAGATGTAATTAGCCAAAGCACAACGCCAACAACAACTTGGGCAAGGTATTCCTATACTGGAACAGTTCCAACAAATTGCACAGAACTTGCACCTTATTTTTCTTGGTCTCCTACTGGAACGGCTGGGGCTGCTGATTTCCTTGAACTGACAGGTGTTCAAATAGATGTGGGGAGTGTTGCATTACCTTATCGAACAAACTCGGGAACAATCCAAGGAGAATTAGCCGCCTGTCAAAGATACTATCAAAAATCCTATGACCAATCCGTTACACCTGGAACATCAGGCAGCGTAGGACCATTGGCACCAAATGCCACAGCAGCGGTTGCCACCAGTAATCAGTTTCACTCGACTGTGTTTCCAGTAACAATGCGAACTGCACCGACTGTAACAATTTATGGTTGGAGTGGTGGAGTTACAAAAGTAGCGGATGGTGGCGGTACGGATTTAGCCGCTAATTCTGGAACGGCAACAAATCCAGGTATGAACGGTTTTCGTATGGTCAACACTTCAGGCGGAAACATCACACCATCTTTTGGTGGATTTCTTTATCACTATGTAGCAAGTGCGGAGTTATAAAATGCAAAAATACACTTACGAAATAATTGAATTACCACTTGGAAATGTCTTACTTAGGTCTGACGGGGCTTGTATTCCTTTTGACGAAGCCAATTCAGACTATCAACGCTATCTAAACCCAGAAGCGGAACAATCCACACCGAAGGTAGCGGCCGAATGAACGACCCAGTCGGAACAGCTGCGGCAGTCGTCGAAGTAGCACTGGCCGAAGTCGGCACAGTCGAAGAAGGCGATAACTTAACCAAGTACGGAAAGTTTACGAAGGCCGACGGTTTACCATGGTGCGGATCGTTCTGTAACTGGGTATTCCATACAGCGGGCGTAAAGATTCCGTCGATGGTCTCAACAGCTGCGGGCGCGCACAAACTTAAAGAAGTAAGTCGCTTCGTAACTGTCGAGCCTAAGATCGGCGATCTTGCATTCATGGACTTTCCACATGACGGCGTCGATCGTATCTCGCACATCGGAATCGTCGTAGGCGTTAAGTCGAAGTCGGTTATCACTATCGAAGGTAATACTTCGGGAACTGGCGATCAGCGTAACGGCGGAATGGTCATGATTAAAGAGCGGGCATTCGGGAGCGGTAAAGAGATCGTAGGTTTCGGACGTCCTAAGTTCGTGGCTTATGCTGGCGATTATCCAGTCGTCGAAGTACCTACTCAGTCGGCAGCGAAGCCGAAGATCAAGGAGAAGAAAGATGGAAAACTTAAAAGCGTTACTCGCAAGCTGGGCGCGTAGCTTCTTAGCTGCGGGTATTGCGGTTTACATGGCAGGAGTGACAGATCCTAAAGCGATTCTTACAGCTGGCGCGGCCGCTGTTCTGCCTGTCGTTCTGCGATGGCTTAACCCTAAAGATTCAGCGTTCGGGTTACAGGGGAAGTGACTCGGGTACTACTCGCGGGAAGTCTGGCCTTAGTCCTTTCGGTCGGGCTTTCCGCTTGTGGTTATCAGGGCTGGATTCGCTATGAATGCCAAGAATACGAGAACTGGCAAAAGCCAGAATGTCAAGAGCCGCAGTGTATCCCTACTGGAACATGCACTAGCGACGTCCTTGGAGAAGAAGCTCCACAGCCCATCGCGACGCCGTAGTCCAGAAGACGTCCACGCGACTCTCATTCTTATAATCGGCTCTACGTTAGCCGCTGTCTTCTTGATCGTAACTCTCGGCATTACTTACGCGCTTATCTTCGTTACGCAGCCGATCGGTAATCAAGCTCCAAACGACGCGGCATTCATCGACTTATTAAAGACGTTAGCGATCTTCTTAACTGGATCATTAGGCGGAGTTCTGGCGGGTAATGGATTAAAGTCCAAGCCGAAAACACCAATCGACACGCCGACAGCTACGCGGGAATCTTGACCTATGCGCGTTCTTGCTTCACTCTTTACATAGGGAGCGCGAACGTCGTTCCCAGTATCGGGAGCAATAATGAACGAATTATCTATCGTGATCTTCATGCTAATAGCTGGGATCTTATGGGCAGCGATGAGCTACTCAGTCGGTTATCGAGAAGGCCAGCGCGAAGGCTTTAAGCGCGGTCGAGCTGTATCACGTCACGCAGCTAAGGACGTGCGCTAATGAGCTTCTTAGACAATTACGAAGACGTCGCCGCGAGAATTGCCCGCCTATGGGCTACACACCCGACAGCTAGAGTCCAGACGAACATCGTGGACTTTAACGCAGAGAAGGGTTATGTCCTTATTCAA